GACATCTAGATTTATGTTGCCATTTTCAATATCTAAATCTATCTGTATAGCGTCGTTAGCATCATTTATTTCAGAAACTTCTTTTTCTTTTTCTAATCTAATTTTTTGCTGCTTGTTATACTCTTCATAAGCAAAATCATATAATGCAGGGTGTCTTTCTAACCAAGTTTGTTTGTTATCTTTACCGGGTGTTTTTTGTTCTAGTACTTCTCTTACAAGTTTTTCAAAACCTCCATTACCAGCATATCTTTTATTACCAGCTAATCGTTGGATTAAAAGTTCATGGTTAGCTCTGACATTAAAAACTCCTACACCTCTAGCAATATTACCATTTCTATCTTTAGAGGGTATACGTCCTATAGCTAAGTTTAAATTATTTAAATTGTCTCTTGTAGGATCTGAAAAAAATAATTTTTCTGCTTGATCTGCATTGTCAGAAGCTGTAAAATGACTTATTCGTAATCTTGCTTTTTCTTCTTCTGATCTTCCACGATCATCCCATAGTTTTATTATTTCTAATCCAGCTGGAGATTTAGGATCTAGTCCAAGTCGTCTTACCTGTTCTACTCCCCAAAATTTATAAGTGCTTCGTACTTTATCTACTGCAAGAAACTCACGGAAATCACGTCCACCGTTTAATTCTGGATTATCTACTATTTCTAACTTTTGTTGTACATGTAATTCGTAGTTACTTTTGATCTCATCAACGATCATCTTACCTAGATGATAACTATTCTTACGACGTGTATTTCCTAGAAAATCAAATCTGTCTAAATCACCAGTTGAAAGAGCAACGTACATATCATCTACGATACCTTCGTCTACTAACTTATTTTGTTCACTATAAAAACCTTTAAGTATATCAAACTCACCATTATCTCTCATAGCGGCAAACTCTTTCTCAGCATACCGCATGTCAGCAAAGTTATATATACCTTCAGCTGCTGATGTTAAATCTTTTGCAAGCTTTGGTGTAAACTGTTGCCAAAATTCAGACTCTTTTCTATACTCGTCAGCTTGACCTCTAAGATTTTCTACCTCTCTTGTACCTCTTTTAGATACTGCATTGTATCTATTCTGAAACTTCTTGTCTTCAAGATCTTGTATGATCTTTCTGTTTTGTGCTTCGTTGATGTCGGATTTCTCCATGAATTTCATCTGTTGAGCATCACGAGCATCGCTTTGTTTTTGTTGTAGTCGTAAGCTATCAATAATCCGTTGCTGCTGAATCTGTTGTTGATTCAGCCCTGCTTGCAGGTTTGGATTATTGACTTTAAATCTTCCGCCTCTTGAGCGTTCTATTTTAGCCATTGTTTTTTGTGTTATCTTTTAGCGTATAAAATTACCTATACTACCAGCTATACTGCTGATGGTACTACCCCATACTCTATTAGCAGCTGCACTTGTTGATGCGTATGCACCGGCCACAGGTTGTGGACCAAAGTCATACTCTTGTAATGGTGCTGGTAATATAAATTCAGATGTAGGTGTAGGTAATGGTTCGATAGGATAAGGTAATACACCGGGATCTAACATTTTAGCTGCGTAAGCTGACAGGTCTGCTGCCGTCATGTCCCTTCGTATTTCGTCTAAGACTGATCGTGAGTTACGTTCAGCATTAGCTATTGAGAGATTTAACATCTCTACTTTTTGTCCATAGTCAAAAGCAGCTGCTTGTGTAGCTTTATCTACTGATCTTCCTGACTGACCACGTGCTCTCATCTTACCTTCTGTAATCAGAGACTGTACGTATTTGTCATTTGCATCAAATGCTGCTTGGGCTTTGGTTTCTTCTAGTTTATTTAACTCATCAATCGTACCAGCTCGTGCTGCTAAAGCGTTGAGTGATAACTGATGTCTAAATATATCATCTGAGCGTCTGTATTGTTGCTCGTTTGTTTGTTGTTGTCGGTTACGTATTTGTAGATCGTATGAGTAGCTTCTGATGTTACGTGCATCTTGAGCTGACGCTAGTCGACCTTCGTTACGTGCTTTAGCTTCTATTTCTTGTACAGCAAAATCACGTTGAGATGCAAGCTGTTGCTTTTTCATCTCCCACATTTCTGTGTCGTATTCTAGCTGCCTATCAGTAGCTTCATTTTGCTTCTCTGCCTGTTGTCTTGCTGCAGATGCTGCCTTATTACCACCGATAATATTTGTTGCTATAGAAGCTACCCCGAGAATTACGGGTAATACCATTAATTTCTCCTATAAAATCTTGGTGAGTATGTTCCTTCCCACATCATAGAGTTTATAGATACCGGGAATGGTGAGTCGTTAAATAGTCTAAGTGTAAAATTATCTGTTCTCTGGTGTATTGGTACTGTAAATACTAAGTTTTTTTTAAGTGCAATATCATTAGCTAAATAATCATCCGCTGTGGCTACAGGATTTAAGTTATACCACTCATCTGTATAAATCAGTATAGCTGCACCGTTAGCTGGTGCTGAGTCAAATGTTAACTGTGTATTACTATTAACAGTAAATGCTGTAGTCACCACGTTGTTAATTTTAACCTTCACCTGATTCGAGTCAATATAACTGATGTTAGATGGGTCCCATGTAAACACTGTAGTAGAACCATCACCTGTATATTCTTTCTTACCCTGACGTATACCCTTTGACTTAAGCTTAAATCCCATCACACCTGATAGACCTACAGCAAACTTCATGCGAGCTATAATGAGCTGTGCTGCAAAGTCACTGCGTTTCATCGCATCATCAACTCTGTAGTATGTGTTAGGTAATATAACATCAAAGTTATACTTCCAACCTACAATTACGTTAGCTGCTTGAGATGTCAGATCTTTAAAGAATACCTTAAAATATGGGTTACCATCGTTAGTTATAATCTCTGGTGTTATAGTAAATCCTGATTCAATAAACTGTCCAGTAGCTGTAGTACCTTTAATAATCAATACAGGTGTAAGACCTGTTACATTATTCCAAGGTATATAGCATTTAGAAAAGTTATTTGTACTATCATATGCTACAGAGCTGGCTGTTGCATATAAATCTATACAAGGATTAATCTTTTGACCATCATTATTAACAATAATAGCGTCTTCTGGACTCTGACTTAAACTAGCTTTACTGAGTGTAAACTGATTTCCTTGCTTAGTAACAGCAAAAAACTCGTCAGAGTCTACAGCAATAGCTTGTACAGTACCCGGTAGCTGCCAGTTAAACCATGCTTCTACAAGGTTTGTTTCTCCATCACTGTATGTACGAAAGAAATAAACATATCTAGACGACTGCCCAGACATAGCTATAAACTGGTTCTGAGCACTACCTATAAGAGTGTCCACACTTGATGGAACCCACTCGTTTACGACTCTACCAACGTCAAGTACCTGTGGGTTTTCTTCCTGACCACGAGTAACCATAGAGAATACACGTGTATAACTAGGTGTTTTACTTATAAAGTTTATGTTTGTACCTACATCTATAGGGTCAACTTCTGTATCTGTTTCATAGTTAGATATTGAACGTATAAGAGTAGTTGTTGGTGTTAGTATGCCGTCAGCAGCCGCCATGAGAAATTGTTGGCTTTGACTAAATAATACTAAACCTTGAGTAGTAGGTAACACAGCATGTAAAGCTGCTGGTCGAATTGCAGATGTACTTAAATCAATAGGGTCTGCAGCTGTAACTACCTGTGCAGATGTATGATAAAAGTTAAAAAACTGAGCTGACTGGCTAAGTGATACATTATCGTCTGATAGAAAACCAAGTCTATTATTATGAAAAAAAGATTGTTGTATCTTTTTACCTACAAATGATGGATGGCTGTTCGTCTCATCATCACCTACTGTACGTTCTGTCCATGTTACACGGCGTAACTGGAAGTTATTGACAGAAGTATTGATGAGTTCGTGTGGCATAGTTGCTGCGTCTAGACCCGGTGACTTACTAGGATCTCTTGTTTCTTTCCAGAAACCAGTGCCTGATGTACCGTTGTCTGCAACAAACTTAGCAAAGTATGTATCTTTATCAGATGTAGTGTTAATAATCTTAACTACGTGGTCTTGGAATGACTGAGCTGGTAGCTGTGATACGTTGTCAACTTGGTCTTGAAAGACGCCTAGCTTACTGTTATCAAGTCCACCTTTTGCGGTGATAGTAAATGCAGTACGTGTACCACTTACAACTCTGTCAAGCTCAAGTGAGCCTACAAATTTTGTTACTGTTAAACCTGATATATTTAATCCGTCGATAGCAGTTTTAAGTCCTGTTAGTACATCATCGTAGCCATCGTTTGTCTGTGCTGTATATGTAACAGTGCTTCCGTTAATTGTCACAGAGTACTGGTCTATATTTACACCACTTGTAATACCTACAACTGCACCTGACAGTACAAGTGTAGCTCTGGTGTTAGCGATAAATGTAGGGTCAGCTTGCTTGTCAGCTGTGATAAGATTGTTAGTTATGATAGATGTATCTTGTACAGTCAGTATATGGTAATTGATACGTGCTCCTGTAAGGTATGCCTGTGCCCCTGTACCGTACGTTACGGTAGCAGCTGCCCCAGTTATAGCATTCCAGATTGCAATGGCTCCTGTAGAGCCTCCTGATGCTGGTGTAATACATCCTATATATTTTTCTGTTGCAGTTCTAGCAATGTAGAACCATTTGGAGCTGTCATATGTAGTGCCAGTACCTAGATTAGAAATCCATTGCATACCCGGTCTTTTAGTAAGACCAAAAGTAGGGTCAGGATAACCGTTTAAGCATTCCTCAACTTGACCGGGAAGTTTTTTACTGTCTGCTTGTCTAGATACTCCACCAAGATAGTTGTCAACTCGTTGAGATACTGCTGGCATTATCGTTGTAAAGCGTGAAATGGTTGATAGCTTTGATAGTAGTTCTGTTGACCTTGTGGATGACCAAACATAGTGAACTGACCTTGTTGTGTTTCGTACTCCATAGCTAAAGCTCTAAGCAAAGCTTCTTGTTTCTCTAGCCTGATAAACTGATCGTCGTCACCTATGATCTTACTTGATACTAAGGTAGCGGCTCTGGCTTGTATGTAGTTTCGTATTGGTTCTGGTAAATCTACCCAGTCAAATAACCATACAATGTCAACCTCGATAGGGTTGCTGTGTGTCCACTTGTATGTATGATTCTGTCTGTCATACAGTTTACCCTGTCTGCGTATACCATCATGTGTGGTATTGTTAGCATTCTCTGTTAACTTTATCTGTAGTACATTGTTTGGTATTTCTATTTCGTTGTCTGAATTAACTGCAAACTCATAGTGATACTCTTTGTTAAAAGTCCATCCTTCAGACTGTACCTCTCGTGACACCTGTAACAGTGTAGCATAGGCAATCGCAACGTCCGGGTTGGTTTGGTCTAAAGTGGTTACAGGAGCTTGACCACATGACGACAATATATGGTTAATAGCTGGTAGCTCTTGTGTAGCGTTTGTGGTTGGAAAAGGCATAATTATAAATAAGAAAAGGGGAGAATGAACTCCCCGTATTAACTCGCATTAGAATGCAGCGTTACCGGATGATCCGACAGCAGCACCAGCGATTAGTTCAACAGCAGCAGCTGGGTTTAAGTAGTCTGCACCCATGGCTAGTCTTCCTAAGATTACGTCACCTTGGTATACTACTGAAACGTCTCCAGATGTTACCTGTACTTGTGGACCGATTGCTTCTACACAGCCTGCAGCTTCCTTCTGGAAGATAAGTCCGCAGCTGTTTGCAAATTCAGTCTCTTCACCGTACTCGTTGTTGATACCAGTAACATCGTTAGCAGCATCTTCAACAGCTTCACCTACAAATGAACCTACGTTTCCGGGGCTTGTTACACCGGGGTTAGTTGCAGATGCAGAGCCATACTTAGTACCATAGCTTGAGAAGAATGGTATGTTCATTGACTTGTAGATCTTGATGCCTGCAATTTCAATGATTCCGTTACCAGACTGTAAGGCTGTACCTTGTGTGTCTCTGTTGACAAGTCCGTTAGAACCAACAGCTTGTATTAGTTCGTAGTATTGTCTTGGGTTTAGAACACCAACTCTACCATCAGTAGAAACTCCTTTTTCATCTAGTGCAGCAGCAGCATCATAGAAAGCATTAATCAATGAAGCTGAGTTGTATGCGTCAGATGCTTGGTTGTTTGTACCTACTCTGATTTGTGTTCCGCCGGGCTCAACAAAGCCTGACTTAGTGATTGGAGAAGCAGCCCTAGCACCACGAGCGATTGCTCTGAATACTAAACGGTCATACTTCTGAGCAAGAGCATATCCAATTTTCTTGGAGATCTCTCCTCTTAGTTCATAATGAGCAAGTGTCTCATCTAATTCGTAGACAAATGCTGAACTGATTAGAAGGTCATCAACTGTGATGGTCTTCTCAGCTACTGGAGGTGCTCCGTCGGAGTTACCTAGTATGCTGTTGCCGGGTGTATGATACTCGGCTTTTGTGTGTCCTGTGTAGATGAACTGAAGTGACTTACCATTTGTAAGTGTTCTCTTCATTACAAGGTCTCTAGCGATTGCATTGTGCTGGAAGCCTTTGAACATCTCTCCACTGAACAACTTTAAATACAGGGCTCTAGCGTCGCCTGTACTATTCGACTGACCGGGGCGAGTTAGACTCGTGGTCAGTGTACTATTCTGTTGTGCCATTGTTATGGATAAAGGTTATATTGCTTTCCTGTACAGAATTTTTTTCGGCCAATTTTGTGTGTCTCTCCACACCGTCTAGACGGCATAAGGTGTCCTCGTAAGGGCTTGTGCCAATGGCAGGGGAGTCCGACTCTGAGGTGCTCCCCGGCTGTTTAGTAAGAAGGAGTCTCTAGTTGAGGATCTTCTTTCTTTTCTTCAGTTTTGTTTTCAGGTTG